CTCTTTGTTGCAACACTATGCAGCACTATATGGCGATTGCCATGTACTACAGTTGCAATATAGCTCGAATGGAAAACTAATGTCAAGCAATATTGGAGAAAAAATTAGAAACGTCAGGGAAGCCCTACGCGGTCGACGTTCCGTTGACGGCCAAACCCCCAGCCCCGAACCCCCAAAAGCATCATTGATCCGCACCGGCCAGAGAAGCCAGCCGGTGCGTGTGGACGCGCTGCGCACGGCTTTTCTTTTTAGCCTCCACCGTGCAGCACTTCGCAACCTGGTTCACCCCTGGACGAGTAGCTACGCCCTTAACCGCGAATCATCCCACAGAAAAAAACGACACGCGAAACGTGGAAGCGCTTCGCGCCTGTTTGTTGTTTCGCTTGCACGGGACCGTGGCAGTGCTCAGGCGATGAAGCCGCCTTCCGCGCTGGCCGCACCACTCCCGCACATTCATTTTTTTATGAGGGCTGATGTCGCAAGGGCGCAGCGACTCAGGGGCGAAGCAGATAGCAGCAAGAAGTTATCTGCCCCGTGAGGAAGTCAAAAGCGGGCGAACGATCTAGGGATGATGCCATGAAGAACCGAACCTACATGCAGAGCAGCGAATTCAAGGAGCGGCAAGGCTCTTTCGCGTTCTTCTGCGCGCAGGCATTCGACTACCTGGTAAAGTTCAAAGAGGAATGCATTGAAGGATGGAAGGAACTGTTTAAACCAGCCCAGAAAGCACGGAATAGCACCTTGCCGCTGCGGTTTGGGCTTTTCGTAGTAACGACCTATGAAGAAAGGAAAAGAGCATGACAACAGCCACAGCAACAACCAAAAGCCGCACAAAAAAACCGGCAGCAGCCGCAGCAGTCTTTTCGGCACCAATAGCAGAGGTGCATCTTGTTCCGCTGGATCTGATCGACATCGAAGAGCAGATCCGCACGCAGTTTGACCAGGAGAGCATCGAGGAACTGGCAAAAGACATCCAGGAACGCGGATTGATGCAGCCCGTTCTGCTGAATCCTACAACGGCAGGCCGATTTAGGCTGATTTCAGGCGAACGTCGAGTGCGCGCAATCAGACTAAACGGGCAAGAAGGCATCCCGGCATTGCTGACAAAAAGCAACGCAAACGATGCGCTACTGATGCAGTTGGCAGAAAACATCCAGCGGGAGCAATTGAGTTTTGACGATGAAGTAAAGGCTGTGGCAAAACTCTACGAAATACTCGGAAGCCTAAAGGAAGTTGCGGCTAAAGTGAAAAAATCAGTGCCCTGGTGCAGCAAGCGCTACAGCATGACAAAAACGAAACTGCACTACCTGGCACGCGATCTGTTATCGAAAGGCCTGACGGAAGATATAGAGTTGTTGAAAACCTACAACGAATTAATAAAACTGGTGGGCTGGCATGAAGCGCAAGCATGGAGGGAGAAAATCGCCAGAAGGGGAGCAGGGCGAAAAGAAATCCGCGAAGCATTGAAAGCGAGGAAGGCAGAGATCAAGGAAAAGAAGCAGGAAGAGAAGACAGAAGAAACAGAAAAAAAAGGGAAAGTTTCGCATGCGAAACAAACTGACACACCTCCCCCGCCGCCGCCCTGGACATTTGAAGACGGCATCGAGGAACTGGACGATTGCTTGCGGTACTGGTCAAAGGATAACAGCTTTGATATTTACATGAGCTACACGGAAGAACAGCGAAAGGAGATCAATGAACACCTTGCAGACTGTTATGCACACGGACAACATGAAGAAGCATTTTGGAGACTGTGCCAAGCAAAAATCTTGGGAAGTAACATCAACGAATTAGAGTACTGCGTAATCATGGCAGGCATGAAAGGCATCAAGTGGGATACAGCAGGATTTCTAACAATGCTGGACGGTAAAGGTCCGAAACAAGAACAGGACTAAATCCGCTCAGCCTCAATCAATAACAGCACCTCAGAATCAGAGGTGCTGTTTTTTTTACTGGTCGTAAAACCGAAGAGGCCGGTGCTGGCCTCATCGCTCCTACCCTCTTCGAGGCCAGCGAACACGACAACTTCGCCAGGGCGAATCGAAAGCTGACTTGAGGCCGTTCGCTGAAACAGTGTAGGACTATTGTTAACGCCCGTAGTCGTTTCGACGAAGCTGGAGAGTTCCTGCGAAATCGACAAATCCACAATATCAGCGCGAATGTCAGGTTGCACGGTGAAGATAGTTCCGCTTTGCCGGTATTCGACAGACTGCTGCGCATTGCCGTTTTTATCCTGGGTAATAGCGCCCAGAACAGGAACCTGCTGCCCGACACTGAAACGCGCCTGCGCGCCTGTTTTGACGCGGAGCATAGGCCGGGATATGACTTTGAAATGCGAGTCCTGATCCAGGAGAGATATCACGAAATCCAAGCCGGTCGAGATCGAAAAAGTATCGGCACCGGCCAGCAGCGCACCAGCCTTGAATGTCGCACGACCCTTAAGGATCGAGGCGGCGAGCTGCACGGCACTGCCCTGCCCTTTCGACTTGCCGACCTCATACAGGACCGCACGAAGGACTACTTGCGGCTCAGGTGTGTCGAGATCGGTCAGCATCAGCCGGAGCTGGACACACTTGGCCGGTTTGCATCTGTACGCCATTTGATCCAGGGCCGAGCGATCAACCATGCCCAGTGCAGATCCTGCATCACTGCCCGACTTGCTTGCAGCCTGCTGAAATTCAGGGCTTGAGCTGATGCCACGGCTGCCGAGCTGCTGAACGTTCGACACTTGGCGAACAATATCCGACAGGTATTTAGTAGATCTATATCGCGGAATATAGATCATCGAACCTTCGTCGACATCACCAGACTTGCGCACGATCATCACGCCCTGGAAAGTCTCAGTCTCGAATCCTTTACGCTGGAGAAGTTCACGCGTTAAGGAATCGAGTTTTTTGTTGCCGACACTATTCCAGGAGACCGAAACAGAATCAGTCGAGAAAAGCAGCTCAGAATCGAGAATATACGGCGACTTGAGCACGTCGCCATATACCACCCGCACCAGATCACCAAGACGGACGTTATCCAGTTGCATCGAGACGCCAGCAGCCTGGACAGAAAACGGGGATACCGTGGCAAGGACGGCAACAAAAAAACGCGTTAGAACGCGTTTAAATCTGTCGAGGTTCATAGTAAGCCGCCATTTTTTTGAGTTTGGCCGGTCCACGGCGTGACGAAGCCGCCTTCCGGTAATTCGAACTCGAGACCGGAATCAGAGAGCTTATAAGCTGACGGATTACTGACCTTGCGCAGCATGCCTGCATCATTGGTGATGATGGCGATCAGGCCTTGCGGAGAACGATACCAACCGAGAAGCCGCCACTGATCAGCAATCACCTGGGCAGGACGCGCAGGGATGCCAGATGCAGCAGGCGCAGGACCGGCAGCAGAAGGAAGATTAGTTTCAGGGATGTTTTCAGCGGAAGCGGGATTGAAGAACTTGTAGACACCGTAGACGCTAATCAGCATCACCAAGCCAGCAAGGGGAAGCCCGACCTTGAAAATCGCGCCGTGCAAGATGTTGCCACGCCCGTCGATGTTTTCTTCTTTGGCATCTGCTGCCCCTTCCTGCTTGAGACTGTGCGAGCTATACAACGGAAAATATCGCGGATCATAGGAGCGCTGTAGCTGGCGAAGCGGCTTGCGGCTAATCTTGCCGCCCTGGTGAAGATCTATCCGGTATCGCTTGGAGCTACCGACCGCCGTCAGCTTTTCCATGTAGTACGTTTCTTCTATGACCGCGCGAACCTTTCGAGAGAAATCCATCACGTCCTGAGAGATCAAAGCCACATCGCAGGCCGTGCCTGTTTCCGCATGTGTGAAATGCCGATGCATACGGAAAAAGTTCATAACGCGATCAGGCATTGCCTTTGTGGCGTAACCTTCCCAAAAACGCCAATTCTCATCGAGTGCAACAAGATCGCCGGGAAGGACGCAGTGCAGGAGCTCACCGGAATTTTTGTCAACGAGGCCGGAAGCGCGATCGCCGACACTATCTTTGTCTGTCATCCAGAATTCTGGACGAAGCACATCATCATGCGACACCTGGACGAGCTGGCCGATCTGCTCGATTTGCAATCCATCCTCGACCAGGACAGCACAAAACTCATCGTAATCGAGACCGGCGATATTGCTGATGACACGACGGCCACGAGCAAGAGCCGGAAGAATAACGGAAGTAACGACCTCATAAGTTTTACCGCTGCCCATGCGGCCAATGTATGCCTTGATGGACATTAAATCTTTCCGCGTCCTACCTTGCAGGAAGGCGTTCTAGCATTGCGACGCTTTTCAGCATTTTCAGCCCATGTTTTTTCTTGCTGAGATTGAAAAAGAGAAAAAGCAGCTTCTGACATTTGATCTAAAAAAGAAGCCCTCGACTTGTAATCAGCCTGCATATTGCGCAGTTCCTGGCTTTTTCGATTCTCTTTCATCCAATCATCGTCAGACATAGGAACAAGTTTATCGTCCGGCGTTATAAGAACAGTTTTGCCGGGGGACTGCCTATTCTTAATGATCTTTGCACGAACCCAAGCAGGAAGATCAGACCAATTTCTCTTTGCCATAATTTACTCCTAACCAATAAAAGGAAGACGACGAATCAAGAAACGAGCGACCGCAGCAGAAAAAATCAGCGGAAGCCCGAAACCAAGTTGAAAGAAATCAAGCCAAAACCAAACAGAAGGATCAACAGATGAAAATGCAGAAGTCAATGAGCTGGTGCCGATATGCGGTGCCAAATAGCTAATGGCAACCGGAATTAAAAAGGCAGAAACAGCATAAACGGCCGACAAAATAACGAACTTAACAACGACACCGCGAAAAATCCAAGAGACAAGGGGGGCAAGAATAGCGAGCATGATTTAAGCCCTCAACACAATGAACAAAGCCATTATAGACCACACAACAAGCGCAGACGACTGAAAGATTCCAAAGTGGTCGTTAATTAAATCGCAGTGAGCCGTCATGGTGTAAACACTACCAACACCAAGCACGGAAGATAAATCGACAGATGGGGTAGGACATGAGGATGAATGAGCAGGAAGATTCCAACCAGTCAGACCATCGAAAGTATTGCCAAAATTTGGAAGAGGAGTTGAAGTAGGATCAGCAGGATCTGGAACAGTTTGGGAAAGAGTTAAAGAGTCTGAAATCTGGCGAACATTCGGAGAAATGGAATTTATAGCATCCTGCGCCTCACCAGTGCGAGCGTAGTCGGAAGGAAAGGTGAAATCAGTAGGAAGAACAGCCTGCCCAACTTGCGGAGGTGAGCCATCCAGTTGAACATTACCAATAGTAGTACCACCAGAGATAGTTTGAACAACGCCAGAAGGGGAAACCTGAACTTGCGTTGAGTCAACAACAGTAGAACCACTACTGACCCTTTGCTGATGAGTAGAAATGACGGAGCCACCATCAATGGAAGGAGTAACAACAACTTGTCGGGGTTGGCCTTGAGCATTAGTAGAAGTAAATTGAAGTTCTGTGCCGGTGCAAGAAATACCAGGAGAATTACAAATTTCGGCGATAGCGGTTCCAGAACCAGCACAATCGGGATCAGAGATCATAGATAAAGCGCTACCAGAACGTTGTAAATCACAAGCTTTGTCTGGACTGACAGCGCGAGCATCATAAAGAACACAAACACCGCCAGAATCAGAATAACCAGCTGGACAAATAATACCCGTTTGCACTTTAGTCATTGGTTGGGTGAGGTTATAAGCCGGATCACAACTTGCAGACTTTTGACCAACGGTAAAAGATGTTTCAGAGGCAGACACAAAACAATAAAGGCTCGGATATTTAGAAATTAAATTATTAACAGCATCGACAGGAGTCGGGCCAGAGCCAAAAGCAGACCCACGGGTAGCGGTATAGGTGTAAGCAGGAACAGAATCAGCAGAAGCAGGAGCCAAAGGAGAAGGAACAGGAGATGCCTCAGTAAGAGGTACACGAATCACATCGTAATGATCGCCAACAAGGTAATCAATCGCAAAATAAGAGATAGAAGCGCCAACAGTCACCAATCCGAGCGCGGCAAAAATATCAACAGCACCAACAGCAGCAGCAGCGCTAGCGCCACCAGAAGCCGTGGCAACTTCGGCGAAGCCGGGAATGGCGTACGCACCGAAACCGGCAGGCGCAAGAGCATAGGCCTGGGATGGCATCCAGCACATCCAGACCGTTAAAAATGGGGTAAGAAAGCGAGCAAAGAATTTTCGCATGCGAAAGTTAAGCACTTTTGATTCCTTCCACGATTGCCCAGCCGCAGATGCAGCCAAAGAAGAAAAACAGCGGGTACCAGAGATAAACGAAATCCATGATAGAAATGGGCAGGGGTTACCCCCTGCCCTGTTCCAGACCTTAGAGGCCCTTCACTGCTGCAATGACGAACTTGGCAGCGCGCCAGCCGACATACAGCGTGACCATCAGGCCAGCAACAGCCAAGATGCCCAGGGACACATCGGCAAAGCTGATGCCAGCAGTCAGTTCTGCGATCGTGGTCGGTGCGACAGCAAAAGCACCGGTAGACAGAGTCAAGCCAGCAGCAGCAGCAGAAGCCAGACCCAATTTGTGACCAACACGAGAAACGTAGTTCATGTTTACATCCTTTCAAAAAGCCCGGTGTTTATCCGGGAAACCGGAGGCCGTCCGGTAGCAGTACAACATCCCCGAGGGGATTCATGCGGGGTGTCTATCCCCGAATATTTTCACCATCGCTTGATGATGTCGATAATCATCCCGGCATTTTTCGCAAGCACCCAACAGCCAAGAATAATTGTCAAAGCAAACATCCAAAGCGATCCAGCGAGAACAGGATCAAAAGTAGTAGCAGAAGAATTTGAAGAGGCTTGCAAAGCTGCAACATCGAGCAAAACTTGTTGAAACTGCGCGTACTCAGTGCCACTCATGATAGTTGATTGCCCGGCCAAACAGGGTTGAATACTGTTCTGAAAAACTGGACGATAACGAAACCGCACTGGATCATAAGTAGCACAATCGAAAGCAAAAGCGTCCTGAATAAATCCAAGAACAAGAAAACCAATCAGAAAATTGAGAAAAAAGCGCATTACGCCACCCTGCGAATCTGTGACCAAGATGTGACCGGCTCACTCAAAATCATCGTGCGGCGGGGAAAAGCAACAATGACGCGACTCTTGTCATCAGCAGCAGCCAGGTCGGCAAGTGAAAGACCAGTTGCACGCAAATCGGCGCAGTGCCTCATGAAAGTCGCCTTTGGCATACTTTCCTTTGTTTGCGTAAAGCCGAGGGTACTAATCAGCGCATAGGTACGATGAGCAGCCAATGCGCGGCCTTTGGTCGGACAGACTTTTTCAAGTTCAAGCAGAAGTGTTCCCATATCGTGTACCTCCAAAGCACCATCGCCAATCAGCGAATTAAAATATTTGTGATGAATATTCGTTAGTTCGTAAGAGGTAAGCGTATGCCAATCATATTTATCTTCGTATCGACGAAACCACCGAGAACCTAGTTTGAGTTCTAACCGCAACAAATTGTCGGCAAGCTCAAGAGTTTCGTCATCAAGCAGCAAATCACCCTTGCGAACCTTCATACGCAATTGAGGGCCTTTGTGGTATGCCTTCCCGGTTTGCAAATCGGAAGTGGGCGACCAATAAACGGTGTCACCGCCTTTGGAGTCAGAATTCGACTTACGACGAGGCGCATCAGTCGCCAGCAGCAGGCGCAAAGCCTGCTTGACTTGCGCAGCGTTGCCCAAATCGTAGTTGGCCGTAATGTCAAGACGGCGGCATTGCCAGAACCGTAATGGAGGAAGAATCGAATCAAATGCACGGCCAGCATGTTCAATAAGGACAGTTGCGCAATGCTCGATGTCAAGAGAGCCAAAGACGTTCAGCCCGTCATTCTCGATAGCAGCAGGTGAAGCGCCAAGCGTCAAGTAACGCTGAGACTGGCCATCAGCCGTAATAGTCCAATACAGGCCGGGAGCATCAGAGCGCAGCTTATCGAAATCGAGAGAATGCTTACTCCATTTTTCCAAACCGTCAGAACCAAAGCAAACAGTCAAGCCGAGATATTGCAGAATGCGCTGATGAAGAACAGGCCCAAGCTGGAAGGCGTCAATTTTAAGCCGAAGGGTTAGCCAGTCAATCAGCATGTTTCGGACTCGCATTTTTCGGCAGACCATTCGAATATCTCACCAGTGAGATTTTGTCCGCCCGTTTTAGTGTGTTTTGTCTCACCCGTGAGACTTTGTCCGGGTATTACATACGGACCCGGAGAATTTTCGCCGGATTGCGGTGCGTCCTCGCTTCGCTCCGGGCGCTCCGCGCCGGTCGAAAAATTCACATATGGCCCCGCACCCACCCTCGAAAGGCTTACCGCTTGTGCAAGAGCAGCAAACGGGGATGCGGGGTCGTATGAGAACTTTGGTCTAATAGTTACGTTGCCTAAAAACACTCGAACTTGCTGCATCTTGTTGGCATCCCAAAAAAGGCCAAAACACACGCCCGAGGGAGGACGGGCTTGTGTTTTGGCATTCAAATAGTCGGAAAAGTCCAAATAGTCGAAAAAGTCCCGTTCAGCCCGTATCAAAGAGTCAGCAAGTGCGCGAGCATGCTTGTACGGGTTAATACAGGAGTGAAACGCCCTGGGCGACAAAAGAAGCCGTCCAGGTGCAGGACCTATGCGCAGATCAGGACGCACGATCAACCTTGCTTGCCGGAGCCAATCACAGTGGGGAGAGAATCACGAAGAATGAACAAGCCGGGCTTGCGGGTGTCGGTATCGACCCAAACGCCGACCGGCACAGAAACAGTCTTACCGATGACCTTTTTGTATTGCTCACCAAGACCGCGAACGTTGAAGTCCTTGAGCACAAGCTTTTTACCGCTTTCCTGATCGCCCCTCCCTAATACCGGCTCTTCGTATTGAAGCTGGGCCTTATGACCGCTGGGAGTGATTTCACCACTTTTGGGATCGGTAAATTGATTGGTCGGGAAGACGTTAAGAACAATTGCAGTGAGTGTCAGCATTTTCGATTTCCTTTCGAGGGATTGCACCAGTGAGCGACTGGCAGCGCGTTACGCCCGACAGGGCGAAATTATGTAAACAACAAGGACAGTCGGCATGACGATCAACATAAGCGAGAAGAACAGCGCAGACGTTGCGCTGATCGTAAGTCGTGATGCGGTTGTCGCAGATCACGCTCACAATGTTGGCGCCTTCTGCATTGCCAAGCGATTGAGCAATGCAAGATTGATCAGGGTGTATTTGCCGATGGAATAAGTCGGGACATAGCCACGCGACATCCATCCACGCAACACACCAGAAGAAACGCCTGTAAGCTCTGCAAAGCGGTCGGGAGAAATCAGCGGCAAAGCGAGGGCCTGAGCGGATAGCTCGGGGGTAAATTGACCGATAGCAGTAGGTGCGTTCATAATCAAAAC